TATCTTGTCTATTATTTTTTTCATTTTATATCCTTATCATTTTCTTTATAACGCTACGAGGATAAATATTTCTATCCCCAAATTCTAATTCACCATTAGAAGTATAATAACTTGCAAACGAATATACATAGTCAGGTGTCTTATCAAATACCCAACACTCGGTATGTATATCAGCACAAGTCATCTTAGCAAATTCATTACTAGTTGCTAAAGTTGAGTCCCCTACAATATCTTCCCAAATAATTTTATACTTAAAAAATTTTTTGTTACCAATTACTAAAGGTGGACTTGGTTTCTTTTTCATTTAAAGTCTACTCCGTTTGTTATTACTGTTCTTCCTAATTTTAAAATTATATTAGAATCTTTTTTATTTTTTGTACAAGAAAACAGAAGAGTAATTAAAAAGCAGATAAAGAAAAACCATAAAAGTTTTTTTATCATTAATGCAATGTAGCCTTTTCTGTTTGTATTCTGAACGCTGCTTCTTCAAAAGGAATCATTTCATTTAAAATAATGTCAGCATGAGTTTTGTATTTATTCGGTAGAGAAAGAATGACATCATGCAACGGATTTTTTTTAGCTGCATTAATAGCACCTGCTATCTCACCAATGAGATACCAAGTGTCGTCATCTTTTAATCTACGTTTTAAATCAAAAATCATTTGTTCCTTTCGTCTCTACTAAACAAGAAGTGTCTTCATCAAAATATAATGTACCACACTTACCTGTATTTCCTGTGTGTCTATTCTTTAACACACGTACTGTTGTATAGTTTCTATTCTCTTCATCATTTTGATTTCTTTCAAGCGATATAACTTGGTCGCTTAATTGTGAAATCGCATGAGACCCTCTTAAAGAATTTAAAGAAGTTTGTAAGCCGTCTTCATATCCTTTATTACCGTCAGGTCTTCTTAAATGAGAAACTAAAATCAATCCAATGTTTGTTTCTTCAACTAAACTTCTTAGTCTAGTCATAGTCATGTCAATTAGTTTTCTTTCGTCATAAGTTTCTAGTCCACTAATAACAATAGAAAGATGGTCAAGAATAATCCACCGTACACCAAGACCCTTAGCAAGGTAACGAATTTTGGATAACAGATTTTCAGACTCGGTACTACCGAAATGGTCGAATAGATACATAGAGCCACTACCAACTGTTCGATTAAAACTATTTCTAAAGTCATCTTTTTTAATTCCTTCTTTCGTTAAGTGTAAAGGTTTCTTTAAATCAATTGACATTACACCTAATGCTGTTCTCTTAATGCTTTCTTCTAAAGCAATATATCCAACAGACTGACCTTTAGAAATTAATTGATGTGCTATATGTCTACACAATTGTGACTTACCTTGTCCTGTTCCACTAGTTACTGTTACTAGTTCCCCTGTTCTCATTCCTAATGTTTTTGTATTCAAACATTCAAACGGATAAGGGACACTATCTTTATTATCTTCTTTAATTAATAAATCAAATACATCTGTACCTGCAACTATTCCGTCAGGTCTATAGGATTTAGCACCCCACATACAATCTATTAATTCTTTTGTCTTACCTTGTACTAACATTTCGTTAGCGTCTTTTAATGGAAGTTGTGCTATCTTCGCTTTACTTGGCGAAAATAATTTTGCACATTCCTGAGCTGCTTTAAGTCCAGGTTCGTCATTGTCAAACATCAACACAATGGTTTCAAATTTTTCTAACCATTCTAATTGTTGTTGTAAATCTTTCTTTGCACCTTGACTACCTGTCTTAACACTACAAACAGCCCACTTATTATTTTGTATCGAAGATAAACTCATTGCGTCAACTTCGCCTTCAGTTATACAAACAAGTTTACCACCGTCACGCCATAAGTTTTGTCCGAATAGTGTTGCTTTCTTACTATCACCTATCCATTGAAAAGACTTGTCAGGGTATCTTAATTTTTGTGCAACTAAATTTCTATGATTGTCATAGTAGTTTGCAATTTGTACAGTCTTTCCATTATGTTTACCAATTTGATAATTAAATTTGTTTACTGTTTCCTGATTGATTTGTCTTCTTACTAAAGGTTTATGTTCGCCTTTAATTAAATCTGTATTTACTTTTTCCAATGGTTGTTCCTCATTCTGATAGTTATGAAAGTATGCACCACAGCCAAAACAATGTCCATGTGAGTCTGAATAAACGGCAACGTTATCTTTACTGCCACATTCAGAACATGGTGCGTGATATAAAAAATCACTTTTACTCATATCTATATTTCCTTTTAAATTTTTTGTCTAAAAATATAAGCCCCCTAAATTAATAGAGGGCTTACAGAGGTATATTAATTACCCATAAAGATTCCTTTCTAATTCGTCCTAACTTCCTTTAACCATTCTTTAGGTATAAATTTATCAGCGTACTTGAATCCATGCTTTTTACACCACATAGCATAAGTAGTCCTGGACTTCTTAGAAATTTTTGTATTCGAATTACTAAAGACAAACCTTAAATCAAGGTCAGGGTATTGCTTATGTAACAGAATATGTTTCTGTTTGTCAGCCGTTAGAAAACGTCCTTTACTTTCGATATACATTGGCGTACCAACCTTTTTATATAAAATAAAATCAGGCGTGTACTTGTGAACCTTTTCAGGTTTAATATACGGTATCTTTTCTGCTTCATATCCAAAATCAATTTTACTCGCTTTCAATTGTTGAACAATCTGCTCTTCTAATCCTGAACGGTAATTAGAAGTCGTCTTCGGTGGAAACTTGTGTCTTCGTTTCATCTTTAAACTCCTCAGATTTTGTTTCAGTCGTGTGGACGTAGCCGTCTTCCTTCTTGAAACCGTAACCTTCAGAATTACTGCCACCTTCAACTAGTTCGATAACTTGAGCAGCTCTAAGTCTCATGCTTATTCCTGCACCTACCATTTGAGTGTAGTACGGAATTAATTCAGCACTCACTTTAATTTGACTACCACCCCATACATTTACATTCTGCATAGGTTTTCCTTGAGCGTCAAATATAGCAGGTTTGTTATCAAACGTGTCACCATTTTTAGTAGTGACTTTAGCTTTACATTTGAATTTGAAAATAACATTACCTGTTGGGTTACCTTTATCATCAACTTCATCAAAGTAAGGCTTGTCTGCTTCTTTAACTTTCTTACCCTTAGCTTTCTCTTTTGCAAGAGTAATGCTATCAGCATAAGCTTTGTCTATTGATTGAGCAATAGGCTGAGCTTCACTTTTGCCTAGAATAAGATTTGTCTTAAACTCACCAATCTCAGAAAACTTAGTATCAGCAGTTGTTAGCCACGGATATTGAGCAATTCCTTTTGGTGTAGTTATTTTTACATTATTATTCTTCATCTTTATTTTCCTCGTTATTGTTTGAGTCTTCAATTATATACCCCTTTTCCACATATCTTACTGCTTGGTCTAGAGGTACGAACCGACAATGTTCAAACCATTCGTCATTATTCATAGTTTTACTCCTTTGGTTCTAATAGGGGTACTATTAGGCGAAAAAGAACTCGCTGTGCATAACTTCGTTTATATCAAAGTCACCTTTTTCAGGCACAGTTGGTAATTTTTCGATTTGTTGTTTTGTTAGTATAGGTTGTATTGATGTTTTAAAACTTTCTAACGGACAATCAGTAGAGTACATTTCTACAAACGTTTCTCTAATTGTGTCAGCTAAAATTTGACTGTCTGCTGCTGTCGTCCCAAAACTATCATGTACATTACAAAAATGTGAAACCCCTTTATCATACGCTTTACAAACTACTAACATCATGTGAGCAGAATCTTGCGAATGAATAAAATTTGGGGGTAGCCCATTACTTGCTTTTAAAACAGAATATTTTTCTGTCTCTACATTAATTCTAGGTTTGATAACTTCACCAAACAATCTAGTCTTAACTCTCATAGATTTAAATTCAGGATAATCTTGAATGACCGGAAATCCTACAGGATTGTTCCAACGAATAGCGTGTCCACTTTTCGATAAAACTTTTGCACATTGCTGTAAGAAAGACATTCCTAATCTAGCTGAAGATAAAACTTCACCCATACTGTCCCAAATTACTCCTGCTAAAAAAGTACAAGCAGGAAAAGCTAAACTTCCAAAAGGGTGCATTTCCCCTTGGTCTTTTCGTTTAACTAAATCTTCATCAACAAAGTCACTACAAGAATATCTTGTAGAACCATAAGGACTAGTCATAATAGCCCTCTTTACTGTTGACCTTTTGACACCAAACTGTAACCAAAGTTTAGCTAACTCACTTTCAGTATTCGCTTTTAAGTTTTCTATAACTTTGTTTTTGACAACTGTATAAACATCTTCAGGTTTATCTGAGTGTGCTAAGTTTACAGCTTTTGCAGATGGTGTATGTTTTAGTATTCCTGAGTAATGCTGTATTCCATTACAAGAACCGTCTTGATTACAAATAAAACTACTTATATATCCGTAACCTACATTCTTAAATGAAACCCACTCTTTGCACCACGCAAGAAATTGAAAAGGCTTATCAGCTTTTTCCCATTCTCTATTTGTAAATGGGTCTTCCTGGATTTTATTAAATAAATCGAAATTGCTTTCAATAAATTCTACTTGTTCTTTTCTTGTTACTTTATCTAATCCATAAAGAGCTGCACCTGTTACAGCTAACCAATAATCGCCTTTATTCTCTTCAGTTATCTTTTTACCTGTCCCAAATAAATGCAAGGCTTTCGCAAAGTCAACGCCTTGTCCATTTAAATAGTTAGTCACTTGATAACATCTAGACCTAAAGTCTAAAGTGTGAGCGTGATAGAACGGTCTATCTCTAAACATTTTTGCAATCCAAACTACTTTTGCAAACAATAATCTTTTAGATTTTTGTCTAGCATTTTCAGTATGAACCAAAACTGCTTTTTGTCTGTACGCTCTACGAGCTTCGCTATTAGTATCTATGTCGTGAGGTTTTACAGGCAACTCTTCAAGTTCTGCTTTTGGCAATCCACCAATACTAATGTTTTTACTCCACGCCTTATCTAAGACATCAAGAATAAATTCATTTATTTTATATGGTGTATCTTGTTGAGCGTTGACAGCTTTATATACTAAAGGCATTTCAACATTCTCAAGTTGCTGTAAGTTTTCTCTCTTACGATACTTAACTAAGCTTAAAGGTTTGATATGTCTCGAATAATATCCACCACCAATTGCTTTTCCTTGTTCCCACCTTCGAGGTGGTACTATAGTCGGAAAATATTCAGGTGCTAATACTTCAAGAAAATCATTCCTGTTATTAATCCACTCCAAAGTTTTTGCAGTAGGGATTAATTTCTTTTCTCTTCTTTTATGAGTAAAGACTGTTTGAACATCACAAAGTCCTGTTGTTGTACACATAAGTTCAATTAACTTATATCCAACGTGAACCTTTTCACTTCTAGTCCAAACTTGCCATTCCAAACTATTCTTTTGGGCTGACTCTCTTAACTTTCGTCTTTTATATTGATAGCCAAAAGACCTCTTGTCCAGGTCAGCTTTAACTATCCCATAATGTTCAGGTCGCCCCTCTTCAAAAGACCTTAACGCTATTTCATCTTCAATTTTACTAGCAACATTAATAGCTGCACTAGTTAACTTCCTGGAAATTGTAATTGAATTGATAATAGACTTAGCAGTAATCAATGACGCAATGTCAGGTTCAAGATTTGCTAATAGTCTTCTTGCAATAGGCTGAACGCCTTTCTCACCCTTACCCTCTTCAGTATACTTTTGTATACCGTCAGCTAAAGGTCTTATAGAATTGGCTAATAAAGTCTTACCGTAATTCGTAAAGCTTTCTTCGCCCCTTTGTTTATGGTCGGTCAATCGCTTTCTAAAACGACTGATACCTCTCTCACGCATATCTCTTTCAAGGTCGAGTTGTTCTCTCAATCTCACAAAAGGTATAGTGATAGAGTTCTTTGAGTTTATCATGGGTTACTCCTTGGTTATACTTAGAGGGACTTTTAGCCCCCTTGGTTCTAATAGGGGTACTAATTAATCGCCCCTTTATTTGAGCTTCATTTCGCCCCTCGAAATCGCCCCTCTATAAATAGCTTAAAATGGGAAAATCCAGGAATTGGCTGTCTGAAGCTCAGATTTGTTAAAAATTCGTTCCATATCTTAACGCACAGAGCCTTTTAGAGGGTAGCCCTTACCTTGACTACCCCCTAATTTTGGTCTTATCTATAATCGTGCTGTTTCATAGTTATATTGAATGAGACCTCACAGCCACATTCATAAGCGTCTTCAATGCTCTCTAAAATAGGAATTAATTTTTTAATACTTAATCCCTCTGTTGAAGTTTTTTCAACTAGAGTAGCATTTTGTTTTACTACTTTGCCATTGTTATATTTTTTGCCAATGACTTTTATTGTATGGTTATCTATATACATTTAGACTCCTTTCTTTTTTTCATCTAAATAAACAACAAAGCTATCAGCTTGGTCGCTTGGTAACGAATGAGCATAAGAACCATTTCCTCGTCCTCTTGCCCTATAACCGTAAACATCTCTATTCAAATATTTATCAATAAGTGAAATAAAGAGTTTACCTTCTTCATTGTTTGGTACACCAAAAAAGTGATACCAACCACCACCAACAGGATTGTTTTTTATTCGCTGTTGGTATTCATTAAGACCCACAACATTTTGTTGAGTCTTTTTTATCTTACCCACATTCAAAACTAACTCTAATTGCTTTTCAGTTATTTTTTGAATATCACGGTTAAGATTGTGAACATCATTTTTGATTTTATCAATAGTGTCCATTATTTACTCCTTTCGTTTCTGTGTACTCCTCAGTATTATTTAACGCAAGACATAAACTTTCCATATCATTTGCATTAAAATTTATTTGTTGGATTACTTGGTCTTCACTAACAGTAGGCATTTCATTTTCCAAATGCTCTTTTATATGTCCATAAACAATCTTTTCTTCGCCTGTTGATGAATTATATTCTGTCAGTTTATATATTACTCTTTCTGCCATAATATTTTACTCCTTTATTATGTTTTTTAATATATGACCAATTACATCAACAGTCCACCCATTACCAATCATTTTGTATCTTTGAGTATTTGATACGCCTTGAGTGTAATTGTCAGGAACAGTTTGCAATCGTTCACATTCTAGAGGTGTTAACTTTCGCCAAAAATTCTTTTCGCCTATTTTTGGTTCAGTATTACCACCACCATGAGCATTGAGAGTTGGTGCTTTACCCTCACTTGAATAGACACGTTTTAATAAATCATGTCCGTTCAAATCAGCGACACCGATTTGTTGTAAACCATATTTAGAAATTGGTTTTTCAATCCTAACCATTGTACGCTGTTTTCTTTGTATGCTGTTCCACCAAACAGCACCTTGATAACGAGCCGTTAAGCAATAAGCTTTTCCGTCCTTCGTCATCTTATCAGACGCTAAACCATTTTCTAAAATGTCCTTTAATAAAATATTTTTATCATCAGGCATTTCAAAAGGTATATTCGTCCAATATAGTCTTTTTCTATGCTGAGCCGAAACTAAAGAAGAATTAATCTCAATAGGTTCAACTCCCAAATATTGACTAATGACTTGTTGACTTGCTTTAGCCATTACAACATTTTCTAAAAGAAAATATTTTGGTTTGCACTCTTTTAATATTCGTACAAACTCAAAAAATAATTTACTTCTAGGGTCATCAAAGTTTAATTGCTTACCTGCAAAACTAAAACCTTGACAAGGCGAACCACCAACCAACAAATCTATTTCTAAATTTGTTGCGTCAACAGTAGTCACATCACCCAAATGAATTGTATTTGGGAAATTCTTTTTAGCAATCTGAATTGCATACTTGTCAATTTCAGACGCATAATATTTAGTGACATTCGCCCCTACTTTTTGTAACGCTAATTGTCCACAACTCATACCGTCAAATAATGATAGAACTTTCATATTCGCCCCTTTATTATTATAGGTTAATATAAACAATCGCCCCTCTATAATTAAGGCAAAGGGCGAAATAACTCGCCCCTCGCCCCACTTCTAGAGGTTAAATTATAAAATGAGCGTTGTTAAGTGTTGGGTCTAGTTTACTAGAATATAAACTTAACAACTTTGAGGATATCCTCAATTTACTCAAGTTAGTAGAAAAATATATTTTCCACTATGTAGACACTTTCAATTTAAATGATTGTTATTTATTTATCAATTTCATTAAAGCTAAAAGTGTATTCATCATTTTCATTATTATAAAATTTAGTGATTAAATACTTATTCGCTTTAATATAAATGATATTGGCAATATTAAACGTTCTAAAATCTTTTTTAGTCATAGACCAAAAATTGAAGTTAAATTTTCCAACGCTTTTGAAATCAAAACCCTTGAGCTTCGACCCACAATTTAAACGCCCTACGTGTTCAATTGCTTTACCATTTTGTTTTACATATCCAATTTTAAAAAATCTATTACCTAAAAAACTTTGAAGGCTTTTTTTACCTAAAGTTTTAAGGCTATTAGAATTATAAAATGAATATTTATTTTCATCATTATTATTATACATAGTTAACCTCACTTTCATTGTTATCATCTAATACAAAACCTGAAAAATCAGTTTTTGCCTTACCTTTAGCAATTAACCCACAAATCACGTTTTTAGGGTCATTAAATCGTAAATCGCTTAAATCAGCATTTACAACTTTATAACCTTTAAAAATATTAGGTATATATTTTCGAAATACAGCCGAAATATTACCCCCTAATTTTAGGATATTAAAAGCTAAATTATAGTTATCTTCATTTAGAGAATAAGTTAAATGATAGTTAGAAGGCAATAAGCCCTTAGCGTATTTTTCAGCCCTCTTATAAACTTTTGTGTAGTCATAAAATTGGACATTAGGAAAATCACTTAATAAAGTTGTATTTTCCCATGAAATATCACTAGTACCATTTAACCTAACACATGGTTTTAAACCTTTACGCTCAGCCTGTTTAATAAATTGAATTATTTCTTTTTTCAATTGTATTAAAAAACTTTCACGCTCTTGAATATACCAACGTGTTTTATTTATTCGACCATTTAACACATTTTTAAAAGCCCCATGTCCACTTGAAACTAAACAGGCTTTTTTACAGCCATTACTAGCTTGAGGACATACATTAAAGCCACTTAAATTTGATGACGCTAAATATAAAATTGCTGTCATATAGCCATACTTTTGACCCTTAACAGTTTTGGCGTTCTTATCAATATTTAAAAGCTTTTTACTTTTTGAAAATGGTAAAAAGTTATTTTTCATAATTAACCTCTTTAAGTTAAATTTAAATGAAAGTGTCTACATAGTAGAAAAATTATTTAAGGGCTTAAAAAGACAGTCTAAATATTTTTAAAAAATAATTTAATCTACTTTTTTTATTAAATCATTTTCCATTGTTATAGTTGTAAAAAATTCTCTAGCTTTTAATATTCCTCTATTAATTAAAGTCGTATTAATTGAGGGTCTATTACAAGCTGAAAATTTTCCATTGCTTTTATATTCAGCACCAAAAAGACTTGTTTCAGTATAATCAAGTTTTTTGCCTAAGCTGTTTTTTAAATCTTTTTTAGATTTATAATTTACAATCATCATATTTAGTTACCTCTAACAATTGTTTCATCAATAAAATAATATTTAGTCTCTAACTTTATTAAATCATTAATGAACATAGTTTTAAACTTAGTCCATAAATCGCTTTGTACTTCGAACACGCTTAGGACTTGCTTAAATGTTTTGTCTTTATTTTGTTTGTACAATCTAACTTTATAGCCTTGAAACCAACCATTAGTTAAATTGCTAGTCTTATAGTTTATATTTTCAAATTCAATATAACTATTATTTTTATTATTATATATTTTTTCCATAATTAACCTCTTTAAGTTAAATATAAAGACTGTCTATTTAAGCCCTTAAATTTTGGAATTGATTTTATTTTTAGAAATTAAAAATACTAATTAAACATAATAGGCGTTTAACTTTCAGTTAAGTCATACTCTAAAAAGTAATTCCGATTTCACATTTTAAAAAAATGTTTTCGAGTCGTCATTTAAAAACTCTAGCCTTGAAACCACCTACAAAAATTTAACTTTTAGTTTTGTCAGTACAATATTTATATCGGCAATTATTAATTTAATGATTTTTTTC